AAATCAAGTACATCACCAGCAACTGCGTTATTTATTGCATTTCTAAGTGCAGTATCAAAACTTCCGGTAGGAACAATATAAGTTGCAGATGTTAATCTAGGAACTCCCCAATAAGCTTGTCCATCTCCAATCATTAAGACATAGTTTTCCAGGGCTCCAGTTTTATCTAATTTATTAGGATCTATATTATCCGTAGCATTCTGTACCGCAATATCAGCATAATTTTTAGCGTTTTGTTCAGCAACGTTGGCTTTAGCGTCAGCATAATCTTTTAGTATTAAACTTTCTGAGGAAATTTTATTATCAGCATATTCTTTTGTATCATCTATAATCTGTATAAGACTACTTGCTAAATCAGTAATGTCTGATATAGGATGATTATGCTGCGATGGAGGGAATTCGGACGGTTTATTTAAAATGTCAGACCAATAAGTGGTGCCATTATTACCACTTGAACCAGAATCTGTGTTAACCCAGGAACTAGCACCAGGGTGCCACATCCAGAATGATTGAGTTGAAATTACCTGAGCAAAATCACCTGGCTCTCCTATTGGTCTAAAAGCCACTAATTCATCTGGTGTGTTAAAAGGAGTTCCATCAGTTTTTGTTATGTAATTTCTGTAGTAATTAGTTAGCGAAAGATTAATAATTCTGTTTGTGCCTGCCATTGTTTTTAATTTTTTTTAATCCGGTAAAGCCGGAGCGCCTATCGGTAAATTATAATTAACACTATTACCAAAATCTTTGTAGAAAAAGAAAGAAATATAATTTATTTGACTGGTATGAGCGCCAGTAACATGTATTTCACCATTGGTCTTAATTTTAAGAACACCAGGTGCTGAAGTGCCATTAAAAAAATAACCCACTACATCGGCGCTCGGTCTTTGACCAATTGGTAATAACGCAAGTTTACCGTAACCATTTTGCGCCGTAAATGCGCCATGAAGCATCATAACATTAAATGAGTTAGATAGTAATGCAAGTCCAGTGAGAGATGTAGCTGGGGAAAAACCTGAGGCATAAGGTAGAGTTATGAAAGGTGCTAAAATTGCTGTCTGGCCAAATAATGAAAGTATATTTGCTTTTAAAATTTTATCAAGAGTATATAGCTCATCATATCGAATAGCATAAATGGGTGGATTCTCATCGTAGCCCCAGGCATAGTTACGGATTTCATGAACTTCATGGATGCTTCCATCTTTAAAAGTTCTTGATTCTTCAGTAGTAGTATTAGGTATGAGATACAAAATTTTCGAAGCATTGAAAGCAAAGTTAGCTTGAGGCACAAAGTATATTTCACCAGAGCGATATAACCAGCCTGCATTAGCAACTATTGTACTACCATCGGCCACAGTAAGGCCTTTCAGTATCAAAGCTGATTCACCTGGAACCAAACTTTGAATAATGCAATCTATGGCGTCATTCAAATTATCTTGGATTAGATCAAAATCTTGAAGCCGCAGCGGCATCCCTCCACTAATATTTCTTAATCTTTTCATTAGATATAAAATATTTGAATGATAAATGATTTACCAGGCAGCTTATACTTTTGCACAATAGCTGCAATATTTTTTGCGTAAATATACAAAATTGATGGAATGTTTACGATAAAACTGATAGTTTCAGCGTCATTTGAATTGAAAACATAGCTATCATGTTGGTCGAGATAAAAATCAAATTCACCAACTGGTGGTAGTATGTTCCAAATCCATGGACCGAGTTCGTAACCTTCAGAAATAAATATATCATTACGTCCAAAACGCGTGTTGAGAAGCCTCTCAATATATATTACCTGGGGAGTTGTTGTAATATCGCGATGAAGAAAATATCTGTAAATCTTCAAGCTCTCTGAGAGCATATAAAGATAACTTAATGATACTTTCACCCAGGCCAGAAAACGAGTTTTGCGAAGTGGTGGCGGTATTAATAATATGATGGATTTAAAAAGTGAAAAAAACCACATGTTTAATCTTTAATTGGTACATTAACAAAATCTTCGTATATGAAAGAGCTTTCTGCAATATTAAGATTGAAATAACCTGACTCAGGTACTACATACATTTCGATAGGTCTCCATTCACCACCTGCCACTCTATGGTAGGCAGAAATTATTTTCGCATCTACTACCCCTTCAGCTAAGCGTATGGCTTCTTCTAACTCTGATAAGCGCAAGACGCCATCGTATTCTAAACTTGCTCCAAACATTTTTATTGCTTGTTCAATAGGATTCACGGATGAATCGCGTAGTAATTTATTGTTCGCATCTAACACCATTCTATCGCGTATAATTTTCAAATTTACCTTCACCTGGTCAGCTGACAGAGAAACAATTTCGAGCTTAACACCAGCATCTTTCATTTTAGCCCAGTAATCGCGGAAAGCGGATAGCTGCTGCACAGATAATGGTTTAATATCAGGTATAGTGCCTGTGGCTACCTTTATTTTGATTTTATCGCCTATTTCAGTAGCTGAAGCGTAAGTAATGATGCGAGAATAGGGTTGATCAGAGATATAGCCAAAGGAATCGCCCAACCATTCGAGAGCATATCCATATTGAAATTTTTTGCTTTCTTCAGCATACCAGCGAAGCGTATGGGGTCTTTTACTATTGATAATTTTTTCTACCTCTGCCTTATGTTGATCATAAAGTTTCTCAATCATCCAGGATGCTACCGCTATAAGCCATAGCCATAAACGCCAGATGGCTACCCTGCTTCGATTAGATAAATCGGCTAAAAGTGTTTCTGCATTGTCAAGTGTATATCCTTGTCGACTATCAACTACAAATGCATGAAGCTCCTGCATGTTATTTTTAACATGATTCAATGCATCGTAAATTTCGGCAATTGTTCGTGCCATCACACTCTGTATATTATTTCTTTAATAACACCAGCTGAACAAACATCTACCACTACCCTAACATAATTGGTAAGGAGTCCTATGAGGCTAAAGGTATGACTTTTTACTGAAGCAACTAAGGTAAAATGAGTGCCTGGTATAATTGAAAAATCTTCACCATCAAGACTTTGCTCTAAATGAATTTGGGTAACAGTGGATGGTATATCATAATCTATTTGTACTACCAATGTGCCCTTTAGATTAGGAACCCTAATAGCATAAAATTGTGTAGGTCCATTGTTAAGTGAGTAGTTAAGTTTTTGAGTAATATTAACCATATCGTCAGGTGTTAGAGTTATATAATCATCATTACCAGTAGAAGGGTAGATATCATTTTTTTTATAATAATCTACAACATCCTGATTTATAGTTTCATCAGGTAAAAATATTAACTGACCATCATCTAATGAGATATCGGGTCTGAGAAACGCGTTAGCTGCTAAAATACTGAAAACGCACTCAACATAGCCATACTCCTGGAGGGCGATATCAAAAATAGTTTGATTTTTTTTAGAAAGAATAGTCCTCATTTATAGTAAGTATTGATATTCAACAAGCCATATTCGTTGAATTGAATTGTTGGCGTGGTTCCGCCATCCAGTTCAATTTGCAATGATATATCGCGTAGCATTTTTAACCTTTGGGACGCAGAGAAAGGACTATCGAGGTAACGTATAAGTCCAATACCAATAGCTGGCGATTCTTTCCAATCTCCTTTGGTGGTTGAGAGCAGCAGTGATACATTCTGCAAATCAGGCACATCGATTAAAAAATCGCCCTCAGAAGTAGCCAGATCATTCGAATTATCAAGTATAAAATCTTTCATGTTTTGAATGTTACGATAATGAATAACCAAATACGCCGACTACCGGGTAAGGGCCTGATGTAAGCCCCGTATTGTAAGTAATCTGAAGCGAACGTACATAGTCATCTATAGCATCAGCTATCTGTGATGATAGCGTGGCTATTGCATTTTCCGGATTATCGTTTTTGCCGCGTGCTTCGAGAAAAGCTGATTCGATGGATCTTTTTAGTTTATTTTTATCAAGCATCCTTCAAAATTTTTAAAAGGCGGTTTTTAATTGTAGTAAATGTTGCAGAATTGATAGGCACACCAGAGGGACCGGTAGCAGTTGGGACTGTAATACTACAAATGGCATCAATCAATGAACTCAACACAGAAGCAAGATTTTCAGATTGTATTTTCAAAAGAAAACCTTCCTGGTCTATTTCAAAGTATGTAGAAGATATTTTTAACTCGAGTCGTTCTACTTCTGAACAAACCAAGACAGCCTGAACGGCATTGTTATTCATAATCGGCCCTACCGCAACATAACTACCGATTTTAGGTACCAGCAGAAAAGTATTATCATTATTGTCCAAAACGGCTTTAAGCCTTACACCTTGCAGTATTGGTCTGCCATCCTCAAAATCTACTGTACATTGCTGATCGCCTACTTCTATTACTTTGGCTATCTGCAATTGAGTAGTAGTGTTTTTACTCAGTTGTTTGATAATTTCCTGGAGTGTCATGCTTTGGGTCCTATTTTAATTTCCTGTCGGAAACCATCCGTACCTAAACGATAAGTAACCTTATCAACCCAAAATTCACCTGTGCGATCGGAGTTTTCAACAGATTTGAGAACCACTATATCGCCCTGACGGACAAAAGGTTCAATAAATGTTGTGAAACTTCCCCTGTATCCATCATAAACCATGCGTTCATAATCGCGCTGGGCTGCTTTTGAAAGTTCATTTACAGATAGATTATAATAGTTGAGGGTACGATTTTCGCCACCTTCGTCTCCTATTTTAACTTCTTTTCTTGAACCATCAGGGTAAAGCGATATAGCTGTTACACGAAGCTTGATATCGCTAGCACGGCGATATTCCAGGTTATCGTCTATTACATTGCATTTAGTCCCGGTAATATGATAAACAATCTTACGAGCAAATGTTGCATCGTAGGGTTTGCCAACCACAAGCACACCTTGTCTAAAAAAGCTATGTATTCCCCATTCTTTGAGTTTGTCAAGAACTTTAGCCCGGTTCATATTTTCAATCCGAAAATCACCGATTTCTGCATCAATAAAATTAATTGCAATGTCATTAAAATGCCTTTTCAATAATGTGGATAGTTTGCAATTATATAGATGGTCATTGATAGTTGATTGTTTTAGCAAATACATTTCATCTTCGCACCTAAGTTCTATAGGGGTTGTAGGGCTTATTGCTGCAACATACCCTTTGAATATTAAATTCAAATTAGCGTCGTAGCCGGCATTTATCTCTACTTTATCCCCAGGTCTTATAAGATCACGTAGCTTATTGACATTTAATGAGAGATTGGCAGGCAATTTAATGACACAGGTATTGGTAAGGTTTTCCCAGTCAGTGGATGCCTCTACGTTGTGTACATAACTAAAAGCGAATTTCCCTATTTGTATTTTAATGTCTGTTACTCTCATTTTTCCATGATTACAAGTTCTGTTTTTTGCTCGCTTATAGCAGAGAAGGTAAATGGCAAAACATTTATAAATGGTGTTACCGGAAAATTGTAGTCAGTTATGACTATCTCATAGATATTGAAAGCATTAAGTATCTCATGTGCAATCTCCAGCGATGTTTTCGCTTCAAGAAATTTTCGAAGTTTGATGGCCTCATCCCGTGGCCATCGAAGGCCATCATATGTTAGCAAGCCTTTAACCTCAATGATATAATCGCCGGCTGCAATATACTCCTTCACGGTTCCATCCCTGCCTTGCAGTTTGGTAGTAACTATGTTTTTAGAGGTATTGAAGCTAACTATAGCCGAATCAATAATTATATCATCTTCTCCATCAATTCCTTTAATAAGCAAAGGCATGAATTTAGTCAGATCTGGAAATATAGAACCAGGGAAAAAAATTGAAGTTGCGACATCCTGGGCAGCTGCTTTGTAGGTAGATGTATCGTTAGCACGCAGCATTCGATTGATCGCTTCGCCCAGTTGCGGAGAATAGCCACTTATGCCTACATACTTCAAAAGGGCGGGTATATTAATTTCTGTCGTCATGATATTATAACCTCCGTGTCTCTAATTGCAGATACCAGGGCATCTTTCACCATTTCCTGAATTCGACCAGGTGATTCTGAAAGTTTTTGTGTTACAATTTCTATTTTACCCACAAGGTTCTCAATCTTCACATTCACATTGCGTACTGTAGCTCCTGCACCTGATGATGTTGTTGATTGATTATTTTGAGCTCTAAAATTAGATACAAGAGGTTTATCTTTATATGCTGAATACTGGCTGTCTAATTCTTTATCGCTAACTGATCCTGTATAAGTGTTTGTATCAGTCGATTTTTTTGTTTTTCTCACATTGTCTTTAGTTAAACTTTTTTGTTCACCTTCTTTAAAAGCAGAGGATATGCTTTTACCATAATCGCCTAATGCCCCTTGAAGCTGCGAGAAACCTTCCTTTATTTTATCAATATCAAATGTAAAGTAACCTACAAGCATCTTGCCAATGCCGCCTAGTACGCTACTTGCTAATTTGCCAATATTCATAAACACAGCTTTAAAACTTTCCCATAAGCCATAAAGAAACTTACGAAAACCCTCAAATTTGTTCCATGCATAGATAAATGCACCCACAAGTACCCCGATAGCCACTACCACCCACCCGATGGGAGAAGCCACGAAAGCAGCATTCAGCCCCCATTGAATGGCTGTTAGCACTTTGGTAACACCACCTAATATTGTCGTCCATAGGGCTTGCAATCGAGTGGCCCATCCAATCTTTTTGAATATTTCTGCCAAGGCCAATAAGCCTGGAGAAAGTTGAAGTATGCCACTAAGCTGGGTAAAAATGACATCCAGGAAGGGTAGAAGGCCACCAACGACACCAAATGCCTGTATCTTAATGTTTTCAAAGAATTGTAGAATGCGATCATGCGTTTCTTTGTAGCCAGCCATGATGGTATTTGCCATTTCTTCTCCTGCGGGGCCTGCCAATGAAATCTCCCGAGTAAATTTGCGGATTAGTTCTGTATTCTCAATAAGCACCTGGGCGGCTACTTGATTCTCAGTCCCAAACATACCAGCCAATAAATTAGTATCGGCAATGCTCTTAAGCATTTCGAGTCTATCGGCCAGGGTAAGCGATTTATCGGCAAGCCGCGACACATCGATGCCCGCTGCTTGTAGCCGCTGAACAATTTCTTTGGGTAGAAAATCCTGTCTATTCAATATTCCCAAGACATTCCGTAAGGCAACTCCGCCCTCTGCCCCTTCTTTTCCAAATTTACCAAGCACCTGAAGGGCTGCATTAGTTTCTATGAACGAAACATTGGCTGCTCTAGCCGCAGCACCGCTCTGTTGCAAGGCCTCAGCTACCTTTGGAACTTCTACGGCTCCTATTTGAGCAGCAGAAGCCATTTGATTCATCATATCTCTCGCAACTTTAGCCGCCTGCACCGGGTTGCTTAAATCCACCGCATATTGGTTTATGGCAGCAGTGAGGGCTTCAACAGCTCCGATTGTATCACCTTTCATGGTTTTGGCCAGCGTGGCCACGGAGCGTGCCAATGAATCGAGTGCTTGAGGTGATCTGGCCAACTCAGGTGTAAGTTTGGACAGCAATACCTGGTAGGTATTCAGATGATCTATAGCACTGTCGCCAAAATCTGCTGCCATTTTGCGGGCCGATGCCCCCATTCGCTGAAGCGCCTGGCCACTTGTCCCTGTTATGGCTGATAATTCTCTGAGAGCCCTATCATACTCGTAGATTGCCTCTGTGCCACTTCTAAATGGTTGTCCGAATGTTTCAGCCAATCGATTCATGGCATCGAAAGCCAAAATACGTAAACTGCTTTGAGCATCAGCAGCACTTTTTTCTATTTTTCCGAAGGCATTCTCTACCTTCTCCTCCATATTTTGCACAGTACCTGAAAGCCTTGCAAATTGAGACCTAAGCTCATTTATAGCCTCAAACACATTACCATCAATATTAATCGTTATATTTGCAGCACTATTCATGATCTTATGTCTTTTTTATTATATTTATTCGCTTTCAGTATCTATGCCATTGGTTTTTACCTGCTTTACAGAATTTTGCGGTGGTATATCAAAAACTACTGGCACAAATAATCATTTACCCATGAAGGCTTCATAAACGCCGACTTTTACAGCTTCTTTTAGGTTCATAAGGTCATATTCTTTGAGCCATAGTGCCTCAGTGCCTAGCTTACAGAATTCCTCATCGCTGAGTTTGTAAGGGTTTACATTAAACTGCTGGCGGATGATGGCAGCAACTTTCCGCAAATCGTCAATACCAGGTGTTGAATTAATTTGCCAGGCATTTAAATTTTTTTTAAAGTGGCTACCCGAGGTTTAAATATCTGCGCAAGCTGTGCCATAGCTCCAAGCCTGGCTTCATCATCGGTAGCCATTGCCTCGTCGCCGCCCAGCCAGCAATTTTCAAATAATATATTGCCCTGCTGAATAGGGTTAGTAGCCGATGATGCCGCTGAAAGAATTTCCAGGTTAGGCTTTCGGAAGTATCCGGTAAGCTCCGGTTTATCTTCGCCTTCTGCATTTACCTGTATGCAGTACACTTCGCCATATTGCTTTTTCCACATGGCGATCATTGCATCGGTTACGATGTTTGTTTTAGGCATAATCAGTTCCCCCATTCTATATGTGATACAATCAAATCAAACTCAGTTTCGAACCCGGTATCGCCCTCCTTGAGTTCTCGTTTGTTATTGGTAAACTCACAGTTTCTAATAACATGCGTAACAATCTTATCATTGGGATTAAGATAAGATATTACAATGTCGAAGGGGGCAATATCTTGCAGACGGCTAACGCCAGCTGCCAGTGCAGCGGTTTGTATGGCTTCCACCTCGTAGTGCTTTAGGGTGATTTTTGCACTGGCTTCGTACCGGCCATATCCACGACTTACAGGATATTGCCCGGCTCCGTAGCTATTCACCTTTTCTACTTTGTCTTCGTAGCTAATAGCAGTTATACCCTGCACCGTCCGGCCCATAATGTTAACCCTGATGTTGGCCCACGAATGCCTTATTCCGTTAATTAAAGGTGTTCCTTCCATGATTTAAAAGGGGTTTTTGAATCCGAGTTTGGCTGTAATTTTGGATGTGCTTCCTGTAGGGATTATCTCAAATTTTACCACCAGTTCTGATGTAGCCAGCAAATTTTGGTTGGGATCCACATAAATATCGATAGCCGATACCTCGTCGTTTCTGAGCATCTCTTCAAGCCCTTTTCTACCGACGGTTTCAAATTGCTTGATTACCTCGGCAGAAAGTTTACCGGTTTTGGGATCGATTTTCTGCGGCGAATCTACATACGGCAATAAGGCAGCTCTGACCAACCGGGCTGCTTTATTCATTGTTTCCACATTTTCGGCATAGGCATAATCGGATGTGACCGAAGTAGCTGTAGCCGTACTATTGAAATAATATCCCGATATGCCAGTATGAGTTCTAAAGAACTGATACCCTGCAGCATCTAATGCTTCCAGCATGCCTTTGGTAAGGCCTTCTATTTTATTACCATTAATTCC